ATATGACTGGTTCGTGCCGTTCTTGGATTCACTACATTAATTTGAGATCTGCACACGGTACACAGAAAGAGCATATGGATGTTGTGGCAAAGGCAAGATCTATCTTTACCGAACAGTTTCCTTCGGTTTCCGAAGCTCTTGGATGGGTCTAAATAAAATACCTAGTTTCTTATTATGCCTCTTTATCCTGTTAAAAACTTGAAAACTGGTGAGCAGAAAGACATTAATATGTCTGTAGCCCAGTATGAGCAATGGAGAAAGGACAATCCTGATTGGGATAAGGATTGGTCACAAGGGTGTGCAGGTCTAAGAACAAGAGATGCTTCAGCATATAGTATTGATAGTATTGCTGATAGTGCAACCTATCAAGATAAGAATCAGTCCTTAGCTGAAAATTCACCTGAAGATACAAAATCAAGTATGGAATCAAAAATGAGTAGTAATAACCAAGCAGTTAAAAGTAAATTACAAATTAATTAAAATGGCAACATATCCAGTAGTAAATACAAAAACAGGTGAGCAGAAAGAAGTCGTGATGAGTATTCACGATTGGGATAAATGGTGTAAAGATAATCCCGATTGGTTAAGAGATTACTCAGATCCTTCAACAATGCCTGGAGTGGGCGAAGTAGGAGAGTGGAAAGATAAGTTAAAGAACAAACATCCTGGTTGGAACGATGTATTAAGAAAAGCACAGAAAGCACCAAAGTCTAGAGTAAAAACGCTTTAATCCAATGCCAAGAAAAAAGAAGGTCGAACAACCTATTGGGGTTGGTTTGACGACCAAACAAATAAAAAGAAAGAAACCTATTAATAATGATTATTTACTTGATATTAAACCATTAACAGATAATCAACAAAGATTGTTTGATTCTTATAAAGAAGGAAAGCATATTATTGCTTATGGTATTGCAGGTACAGGAAAAACTTTTATTACCTTATATAATGCTATAAAAGACGTTCTTTCTACAGATACTCCATATGAGAGAATCTATTTGGTTCGTTCATTAGTGTCTACTCGTGAGATTGGGTTCTTGCCTGGTGACCACGAAGATAAGGCAGATATTTACCAGATTCCATATAAGAATATGGTGAAGTATATGTTCCAGATGCCTTCTGATGCAGACTTTGAGATGCTTTATGGTAACTTAAAGGCACAGGAAAGTATTAAGTTCTGGAGTACCTCGTTTATTCGTGGCACAACATTAGATAATGCAATCGTGATTGTTGATGAGTTTCAAAACCTCAATTTCCACGAATTAGATTCTATCATCACTCGTGTGGGCGAAAACTCAAAAATTATGTTCTGTGGTGATGCAAGTCAAACTGATTTGACTAAAACAAATGATAAGAATGGTATTGTGGACTTTATGAGCATCTTGCGTAAAATGCCTTCTTTTGATATAATAGAGTTTGGTGTTGATGACATCGTTCGTTCAGGACTTGTCAAAGAATATATTATTGCCAAACTAGAAAATGGTATGTGATTATCCAATATCTATTTTTGATCATTACTATAATGATCCAGATGCAATACGGGAATATGCACTAAGTTTAGAATATACTAAAATTACTGGATTTTTTCCAGGATATAGAACAGAGTGTTTATCTACAATAAGTAAAGAATTTTGGGAATTATCTTATCAGAAATTTTTACCTGATAATATAAATCCAGATGAATATACAATATTATCACAATTTCAAAAAGTATATAGATTTTCTAATGATCCAGAAGATCCAGTAAATTTGGGGTGGATTCATAAAGATACTGGTGCAGATTTAGCTGCTGTTCTTTACTTAGATCCAGATCCAATATCAGATAATGGAACTTCTTTTTATGTGAAGAGTAGACCATTACCACCATCAAAATCTATTAGTATGGATAATCTTCCAGAATGTTTGAATAATTATGATGTTGATGATGAATTTAGAGAATTAGTTGTTAATAATAATAGTCAATTTAATTTAACAGCAGAAGTAAAAAATTCTTATAATAGATTATTGTGTTATGATGGAAAACAATTTCATGGTGCATCAAACTATTATATGAAGAATGAAGAAGATTTTAGATTAACACAGGTATTTTTCTTTTTTAGGAATAAATGTGAATGTTGTGGATAAACAAGGTTTAATTATTCAAGGTGGAACGGGGAGTTTCCCTACAACTTGTTATGATAATTTTTATGAGAATCCTGATTATATTAGAGAGTATGCTCTTACCTTAGATTATAGTAATGAGGGTGGATATTTTACTGGATTTCGGACTGATTGCTTATCTACTATAAATGAGGAATTTCATTATAAATCATCAAAGAAAATTCTTTCTATGTTTGGGGATTTTGATTCACCAGATGTTAAGTGGGATTGTAAATCTTATTTTCATAAGAATTGGTCTTATTCTAATGATCCTAATAGTATATTGAATGAAGGATGGATTCATACTGATGGTGATTGTGTTTTGGCTGCAGTTGTTTACTTAGATCCAAATCCAAATATTAATTCTGGAACATCTACGTATATAATTAAGGATGAATATTTGGAAGATGGTAAATTTAAATATGATGAACATCCAGATTATCCAGATGATAAAATGTTAAAGATTCGTCGTGATGCAACAAGAACACTTGATTGTTGTAATGTTGATAGTGGTAAACAGTATGAAGTATGTCTACGCAATAATAACAAGCATTTTGAGAAGACTTTAGAAGTTAAAAATTTTTATAATAGAGTTATAATATATGATGGTGATAAATTTCATGGACAAACAAGTATATACAAAGATAATGGTTTTAGATTAACTCATATTTTCTTTTTTTATGAAATAGTATCACCGTTTGTTCATATACCTAAGTGGAGATGTGAACTTGATGGTATCTAATTTATGTGCTATAATATCAATTAAAGAAATGAATTTATGAGTTTTAATCATATTGATTTAGATCTCCAACCTCTTGAAAGAGAACATATAGATGGAGTTCGTTATTATAAGATTCCTAATGAGGAAGAACTCATTAAAATGGTTTCTATTACTTCTGTAACCAGTCATTTTAATAAAGAAATCTTTGTTAATTGGAGAAAGAAGGTAGGTAATGAAGAGGCAGATCGTATTACTAAAGCGGCTACTGGTCGTGGAACTGATATGCATACGCTTACAGAACATTATCTAAAAAATGAAAATTTGCCTGAAGTGCGTCCCATTTCAGACTTTTTATTTAAGATTGCAAAGGGTCATTTAAAGAAGATAAATAATATCTACGCCCTAGAAGGACCTCTATATAGTAGGGAATTAGGAATTGCTGGAACCGTTGATTGTATTGCAGAATATAACGGTGAGTTAGCGATAATAGATTTTAAAACTTCTAAAAAACCTAAACCAAGAGATTGGGTAGAGCACTATTTTGTGCAGTGTATGGCATACGGTTGTATGTTATATGAAATGAAGGGTATACCCGTCAAAAAACTTGTAATTATTATGGCTTGTGAAAATGGAGAATGTGTCATCTATGAAGAGTACGACAAAGCAAAATATATCAAACTTCTCTCAAAATACATTAACAAATTTGTTACAGATAAACTTGAACTCTATGGAACCAAATAAAGAATTAGAAAAAGCTATCGAAAGCAAATTTTTAACTCCAGCGAAGTTTTCTATGGAGATAGAGAATATTGTTTTAAATGAAGGTTTTAATTATATTGATGCTATTGTTTATTATTGTGAAGATAATAATATTGAGGTTGAATCAGTAACAAAATTAATATCAAAACCTTTAAAGGAGAAATTAAAATGGGATGCTACTCAACTTAATTTTATGAAGAAAACTTCTAGAGCAAAACTACCATTATGAAATTTAATGAACTGGTTAAACCTTTTCCTCATTTAATAATAACTGATTATTATGATTCAGAAGAACTTAAATTAATTTGGGAAGAGCTTGATTTTTATACAAAACCAGGCAAATTATTTACTGCAAAAGATTTTGGTGGAACATTAACTAATTCACATGCAATTGCTTTAGATGAACTTTATGCTGCTGAAAATGGAAAGTTTAGAAATATATCTGATATATTAACGGTAGGTAGAAAACTTTTTAGTCCAGAAGTTATAGATACATTTTCTCAAATACATGATTCTTGTGAGATAGCAAAATGGTGTAATTGGGATTATACGAAAGTAAGATATTATCATAATCATGAATCTTATAAACCGCATACAGATCATCCTTTTCAATTTTTAGCATTTTCATATTTTCATAGAGAACCTAAAAAGTTTAGTGGTGGTGAATTATATTTTCCAAAATATGACTATGAGTTGACTTGTGAAAATAATTCTATTATAATATTTCCAGGTTGGGTTGAACATGGAGTTAGAGAAGTATCTATTGAAGGATCTGATTATTATGATGGATTTGGTAGATATTGTATTTCTAATTTCTTTGGTTCTAAAAATACAAAATCTAACCATAATAAAGAACTAAGAGAAGTATTATTTTAACTAATGCCATCACAACTTGATTTATTACATTATCGTTTACAGGCGATAATGCGTGATTATAATATGCCTGATCTTGAATATCTTGGTGAACGAAAAAGCTGGAAATCTGGTGAAATTGTTCATTGGTATAAGATAGGTGAGGCAGAAGTGCCTATTGACGCAATTACTGAATTTGAAGCTGAGGAAACCAATGAAGAAGATTAGAATAGCAGGTGCTCAAATACCTATTAAAGATAATGATATCCAATACAATAAGAACGAAATTTTAAAATCTCTTGATTGGGCAAAGGAAAATAATGTAGATCTTATCCAGACTCCAGAAGCTGCTCTTTCTGGGTATAATTTTAATTTCTGGGAAGCAAATATGGGGGAAATAGTAGAATCCTTAAAGGAAATTGAATCTAAACAGAAAGAATATGGTATTGGTTTAAATTTAGGAACTTGCATTGTCGATTATGAAATGTATGGTGCTATTAAAAGAAATCAAGTTAGGCATTATTCTAATACTGGTGAACTTTATGGGATAACCAATAAAACATATTTGGTTCACGCTGATGGTAATTGCATACCAAATTTTCATGATTTAGAAAAAACAGCATTTAAAATGCGGTTTGATGATTCTGAATTATTAACAGTTGGACTTATATGTAATGATATGTGGGGATCTACTCAGGAACAAGGAAAAAACTTTAAACCAGTTAGATCTTTAAATGAAACTTTAACTGAAATGCATGTTGATATTATATTCCATTCTACTCATGGGTTTAAGTTTGCTGAAGTTGGAACTAAAGATAGTAATGATCCAAAAAGATATATTATTAGAGATACTATGGATTTATGGAGTGAAGCATGGTTAAGAATGACTGCATTTCGTTCTGTCTCTACTTTATTAACAGTTGATTCTTGTGTTTATTGGGATTGGGATGGTAATGAAGATCTTTTAGATAAAATTAAAACATCTTCTCCAAGTGGAGTTATTAATCCTATAGGACAATGGGAGACTAATGTACCTAGATATGGGCGACAATATTTTTATTATGATCTTGACCCTAATCTTAAAAAGAAATATTGGGATGTTATTAATCTAAAATCTAAAGGAGAGTGGTTAAATTCTGATATGATTTCTTATAGTGATGATGATTTGCAGATCAAAAGTGACACCGTTTGAAACCTATCAAGCATATTTGGGAATGAAAAGTCATTTTACTAATCCTAAGTATGACTTTTTTAGGTATGGTGGTAAATCCCGTGCTACAATGGCATCCTTTAATAAACGAAAGGATAAGTATTGGTTTGAGAAAACTTCTAGAAAGTATTCTGATCAAGAAGTGATAGACTTTCTTCTATCAAATTTTATTAATGCTAATAACCCACAGAACTTATGGATTGGAGAAATTATCAATTCTGGAGAAAGGACATACGCAGATTGGAAAATGAGGCAACAGAGTTTGACGTATATGTTCACCGAACAATCAGAGAAATTGCTATTAGAGAACGACTTAGAGAAAGTATTCAGTTGCTCGAAAGGACACCCATTAGTTCTAAAAAAATATCTAGGTGGGGAAGTTTCATTAGAAACACTATCAATACTGGAAAAAGTCTTTTCTTTTCAAAGTAAATTCGATAAAAAATTGAAAGATCCTGTATGGGAAACCGTAAGTATGAAATTAAAAAAGTATTTACCTTTCCTAAATATAAATGTATTCCAATTTAAAAAAATATTAAGGGACATAGTAAATGAGTGAATTTTTTAATTCCGATATTATTAAAGATGAATTGATGGCGATTAATCGTCTTCAAGAAAGCATTTATAATAGTGCTTTTACTTTTGATGAACTGGACCGTGATGATCAATTGGATCACATTGATGATCTAACTGAATTGTTAGAGAAGCAGAGGGTTATGTATACAAGGTTATCCTTGTCTGAAGATCCTCAAGCTAAAATTATGAAAGGTGAATTAGAAAAATCAGTTCAATTACTGGGATTTCCAGAAGGTACTGATATTTCTGTTTTATTTTCTGGTATGAACAAAACTATTGAATCTCTTAAGTCAAAGATTGACTATTAAGAGAAATATTGTTATAATACAATCAAATCCAATTTAATCCAATTAAATCCGAGGTAATCTAAATGTCTTTTGCATCTTTAAAGAAGCAATCTAAACTGGGTTCTCTTACCGCTAAACTGGTAAAAGAAGTCGAAAAGATGAACAACAATGGCGGTCAAGGTGATGATCGTCTATGGAAACTAGAAGTAGACAAAGGCGGTAACGGCTATGCTGTTATTCGTTTCCTACCTGCACCAGATGGTGAAGATCTACCATTTGTAAAACTATACTCCCATGCCTTCCAAGGTCCTGGTGGTTGGTA